ACGACTGCGTATTTAACTGTGCGATACGGCAGGTATGCAGAGGATATTTTCGCAATTTGAACGTACCGATGCTGTGGCCAGAAGTGGAGGTGCCAGATGATTGATGAGAAGAGAGTGCTGCAGGTTGCCAAGGAATTAAGCATGAACCCGGACAAGGCCAGGAAGCTCCTGGAGGATGCCAGATCAGAACCGGCAATTCTGGCGCGGGTACATAGATACGAACAGCTTGTGGGAGGTGACAGCGTTGGAAGAGGTCAAGATAACCAGGAAACTCCTGGATAATTACAAGAAGCTGAAAAGGGAGCTGCCATTTCTTGAGTATGAGTTAGACGAACTGTGGGAGACAGACAAGGGCTTAGGGAATAGCGTAATCCTCAACGGCAAAGCCGGATCCAAGAAGCCGGAGACAGTAGTTGGTTTTGATTATGAAAAATACAACCGGCGGAAAAAGACTCTTGCTAGGAAGAAAAGACAGGTGGCAGCTATTGAGAAATGGATTGACGATATCCCAGACGGTCAGACCAGATGTGTGTTCAAAATGTTTTACCGGGATGGGATGACCTGGGAGAGAATAGCTGTCAAGACCGGATATTCTCAGAGCCCAGACTATCCGAGATTACATATCCGAGATGCCTACTTGAAAAAGTGTGGGATTAAATGAAAAAGGTCGGAAAAGTCGGATTTGTCGTTGTAAGATAACAATGAAGCCGAAGGCTCAGCGGAGCCGGTGGCTTAATCCTTTAAGTGTGGTGAAAAGTTTCTGACAAGTGACTGCCAGGTGTCACAGCCTGGCGGTTGATTCGGTTAGTACCATACCGATGGCCAAAGGTACTGTTACTGTTTAGCAGGTAAGCGGCTGTTATTTACTGTTTTCCACAGTGGAAGAGAAAATGGCGGTTAAGGTGAAAGACACTGTTCGAAAACAGGGTTAGGACCCTGGCTGGACGCTTAGTTGCAGCCAATCCGCGGAACACCTCCCCGATCGGGAGGGAGCATGAGCCGTTCATCCGAGCCGCAGGTTCGAGTCCTGGTGTTCCGATTAGCTTCAAGAGAAGCTATCCAAACTACATACATTTTTTGCAAACGTCCTGTAGAAATACGGGGCGTTTTGTAGTATGATGAAAGAAAATGTATGTGGGAGGACTTTTTTATGTCAAAAGAACAAATTGCAATAACATTGGTTGGAGCGATTATTTCAGGGGTATTGGCGACTATCATAACTCTTGTTATAAATGCAAAAGCCGAGAAAAAGAGACGAAAACAACAGCTTGTAGATGATATATTTGGCTATAAGTATCAAATGACGGGCTCTAAATTAAATGCATTAGATATTAATTGTCAAGGACTTACAAGGGCTTTAAACAGAGTTATTATAGTTTTTCATGATGACCCAGAGGTTATGAAAGCTCTTGACAATTTATGGTTGGCTATAAATGATGAAAATACAAAAATAACTAATGATTTGCTAATTACTTTGTTAAGGACAATGAGTAAAAGTGCAGGCATAAAATGTAACGATTGGAATGATAGTAGATTCACACGAGTTTTTAAAGTTTGAGTCATTAAAATAATAACACAACACAGGCAGCTCCCCGGGGCTGCTTTTTCTATGCCAATTTTCGTACAGCGCGCACAGCACCAGCCGTTATTTCTTGCATACGGTCACCTCCCTTTCATGATTGACGGCGGCAATCGGCTGTCGTGGATGGTGCTGGCAGGACTGTATTTTATTATATTTTTGAAAGAAGGTGAGCCTGAGTGACAAAAAAACAGAAGAGATTTGTGGAAGAGTATCTGATTGACCTGAATGCTACCCAGGCCGCCATAAGAGCCGGATACAAGGCGAAAAATGGTCAGAGAGCTTCTGAGATCGGACATGAATTACTCCAGAAAACCCAAGTTTCAGAAGCAATCTCAGAGGCAATCGCAGAAAGATCCAAAAGAACCGGAATAAATGCTGACCGTGTTCTTCTGGAGCTGGCCAGAATTGCATTTGTAAATGCAGATGATGTAATCAATGCAAAAGACGCAACACTAAAAGAAGATGCTTCCAGGGACGATCTGGCAGCTATACAGTCCGTGAAAGTAAAATCTTTTGGAGAAGATGGCGTGGAAAGAGAAATCAAGCTTGCAGACAAACTGAAAGCCCTGGATATGCTTGGACGCCATTTGGCAATGTGGAATGACAAGCTTCAGCTCAGCGGTATGGAAGAAGAAAAATCAAAACTGGACAGCTTGATCAAGCAGATCAGCGGAGGCGGATAATGAGCAGCATGGATCTCGTGCTGTCTGAAAAATACAAAGCGTTTTTGAAATGCCAGACACCGGTGGAGTTCCTGGAAGGTACCACGGCAGCAGGAAAGACTACAGTAGGAATTTTTAAGTTCATGTTGAAGGTAGCCCAGAGTCCGAAAAAGCTTCATATCCTGGCAGCAGACGACACAGGAACAGCAGAGAAAAACATTATTAACAAAGACCTTGGAATCCTGGACGATTTCGGAAGCCTGGTAGAGTACAACGGATCCGGCACCAAGGATGATAAGATCCCGCATATTCTTTTTCATACTTCATCCGGGGACAAAACCATATACGTTTTGGGATATGGAAACAAGAAGAAATGGAAGAAAGCCCTTGGCGGTCAGTATGGATGCCTGTACATCGATGAGATCAACACGGCAGATATTGACTTTGTCCGTGAAGCTTCCATGCGCTGTGATTATCTCATGGCAACCTTAAACCCGGATGATCCGAGCCTGGATGTGTATAAAGAGTATATCAACTGCAGCCGCCCGCTTCCTGAATGGGAAGAGGACACGCCACAGGAGATTAAAGACGAATTAAAGGAAGAACCAAAGGCAGGCTGGGTTCACTGGTTCTTTTCTTTTGACGATAACGCCGGACTTCCGGAAGAAAAGAAAGACCAGATCATCCGGAATACCCCGAAAGGAACCAAGATCTACAAGAACAAGATCTTAGGCCTCAGAGGAAAAGCAACAGGCCTTGTGTTCAGCATCTTCCTGCGCCAGCGGCATGTCCGCACAAAGGAATGGGCAAAACAATTTGTACAAAGACCGGGAGAACCAAAGAAACACGAAATTTTCATGTGGTTTTCGGCAGCAGTCGATACCTCATACTCCCAGAAATCCCCGGACACAATTGCTTTTTCCTATCTTGGGATTACAAACAAAGGAAAATGCATCGTTCTGGATGAAAAAGTTTACAGCAATGCAGAACTGGACATCCCCCTGGCTCCTTCAGATACAGTAAAGAATTTGATTGATTTCCTTGACCGCAACAAGAAGGAGTGGGGACTTGCACGAAACGTATTCCTGGACAGCGCCGATCAGGCAACCATGCAGGAATGGAACAAGTATAAGCGAAGAAATGGCTGCATTTATACACTTAACGATGCATGGAAGAAGATGGAGATTATCGATCGTATCAATGCGCAGCTTGGATGGATGGCATTTGATGACCAGACAGGCATTGAGCCATGTTTTTATGTACTCGATACCTGTTCGACTTACATTCATGAGATGGAAACATACAGTTGGAAAGAAGATAAAGACAATACACCAGAAGATGGGCATGACCATATGGTTAACTCTGTGCAATACGCATGGATCCCATACCAGGGCAAGATTTACAAGAGGTGATAATTATGAACTGGCTTCAGAATTTTATTGCACGGCTATTCCGGATAGAACCTGCAAGAGACAGGGTGATTACAATCAGAGAAGCTCATACCTTCCGTGAGAACGTGATCCAGAACAAGCTGTGGTATCTGGGAGATGGAGTTACCCTGGAACAGTACTTTAAAAAGACTGCAAAATGGGATGTGGAGAAAGCCCGCTTCTGGGCAGCCACAGCGCAGGGAAATGTAAGAAAGATACACAGCGGAATTGTTGGAACTGTAGTAGACAGATATAAAGACATTGTGCTGGCTGATCTGGACGCTGTTGATTTTGGCGAGAATATGGACATTCTGGAAGAAAGATGGAATGAAATCTTTGAGGGGAGTAAGCTGAACGATGTGATTGGAGATGCTATCGTTGGAGCGTTATCTTCCGGAGATGGAGCCTTTAAGATCACGGCGGATGAGTGCAGCCCTTACCCTATTGTGGAATTTTACGATGCAGAGGATGTGGAATATGTATATATCCATTCGACGCTGCGGGAAATCAAGTTCTACACAACCTACAGAAATCGGAACAAAGATTACAGGCTGCAGGAAACCTATGGATATGGCTATGTAAGATACAAGCTTTACGATGATGCCGGAAAAGAAGCCCCATTACAGTTTCTTCCGGAAACAGCCCATTTGATTGATTTTGGATTCGATGAAAGCCTGATTTTGGCGGTGCCACTTAAAATTCTTACATCCACCAGATATAAGAACAGAGGAAAAGCCCTTTTTGAAGGAAAGACAGATGTGCTGGATGGACTGGATGAAACGATCAGTCAGTGGATGGACGCAATCAGAATGGGCAGGATCAAGCGTTATATTCCGCAAAATCTGATTCCGAGGGATGAGGAAACCGGGGAGCTGCTTCCGGCTAATCCATTTGACAATGACTTTATTGCCATTGGGGACGATATGGGAGAGAATGCCAGCCACCAGGTGGAAATCTCACAGCCTCAGATATCCTACGAAGCTTACGTAAACAGCTACGCCAATTTCCTTGATATGGCCCTTCAGGGAATCATATCACCATCCACACTGGGAATTGATCTGAAGAAAACAGATAATGCAGAATCACAGAGGGAGAAAGAAAAGGTTACCCTTCATGTGAGAGGGAAGATAGTAGACGCTTTGAACAGTACATTGCCGGAACTGTTCAAGACAATCCTGCAGTGTGACGATATTATGAACGGGAACAATCCGGGAGAGTATGAAATATCCGTGAAGTTTGGAGAGTATGCATCCCCAGACTTTGGAACAACTGTGGAAACTGTAGGAAAAGCTAAACAGTACGGAGTTATGAGCCTTGAAACTTCTGTGGATCAGCTGTACGGAGATACCTGGACAGATGAGGAAAAGGAAGCAGAAGTAGAACGTCTGAAACTGGAACAGGGAGTGCAGGATCTGGAAGAGCCGGGGCTTACCATGAAAGCAGGAGAATTTGAAACAAGTCTGGAAGAAGGTGAGAATGATGAAGGTAAAAGTAGGACCACGGATCTACAGGATGAACCGAAAGGAGTACCAGGAGTTTCTGGAAGTAGCAAAAGAGCAGGTACCGATGGGCGTGTACGCTCTGGAAAAGAATGATTATGCTGAGCTTAGAAATGATGCCTGTACCAGCAAAACAAAGCTGAAAGACATGATCCGAATATTCAAAAGCCAGGGCTTTAAGGTATATGCAAACGGGAGGTAACCGCATATGCAGAAGCTTAACACCGTCTACGACATTGGAGCTGTCTTTGAAGCCATAGAAAATGAGCTTATATCTTCCATGATCCGTAATATGCGCCGGCACAAGCTGGAAGAGATCGATGAAGATAAACAATGGGCTATGTGGCAGGCACTGCAGCTGAAATCCCTGGAAAAGTACAAGAAGGACAACCAGAAGAAGCATGGCAAGCAGTTCAAGGATATCAATGCGCAGATCAAAACACTGATAACCATGTCCAGATCTGAAGGCGAGATGGCACAGGAGATTGCGATCCTGGAAGCTATCAGAAATGGTTTTCCTGCCAAACGTATTGCCAAGGGGGCAGCTGCTGAATTTTTCAAGTTGAATGACAGAAAACTGGAAGCGTTAATCAAAGCAACCATGGATGATATGGAACAGGCGGAAATTGCTGTCCTTCGAATGGCAAATGACCAGTACCGTAAAGTGATTTACAATGCCCAGGTATACGCGAACACCGGAGCCGGCACCTATGAGAAAGCTGTGGATATGGCTACAGAGGATTTTGTAAAGGCTGGCTTGAATTGTGTGCAGTATGCAAACGGCGCAAGGCATACACTTGCTGATTATGCGGATATGGCAATCAGAACAGCCAGCAAAAGGGCATACCTGCAAGGAGAAGGTCAGAAGCGCCAGGAATGGGGAATATCTACAGTGATTATGAATAAGCGCGGAAATCCCTGTCCGAAATGCTTGCCTTTTGTGGGAAAGGTGCTGATTGATGATGTGTGGAGCAATGGTCCGAAAGACGGAAAGTCACCGGTTACCGGAATCAAATATCCACTTATGAGCAGTGCCATAGCTGCAGGTCTGTACCATCCGCGCTGCAAAGATAGTCACACTACATATTTCGAAGGCATCAGCACCCCGCAAGAGAAGAGCAGGTATACCAAAGCGGAGTTGAATGAACTGGTACGGAAGCAGGAACAGGAAAACCGGCAGCAGTATGCCAGAAGACAGGAAAAGAAGTTTGGTAGGCTGGCAGAATTTTCTCTGGATCCGGAGAACAAAAAGAAGTATGAGCAGAAACAAAAAGAGTGGAAATCCGTTGCAAATGATGCGGACTCTGCTATAATGATATCAGGAGCCAGAATCACAGATATATTCAGTGAAGAGGCAGAAAACTTTGCAGAGATGTACTACAAAGAGGTCAGGAGTTTTTCTACTGATGCAAAGAAGATTGCTGAAAATCTAGGAAAAGAAGAATCTGATATAGTAAAGATAAAGGCATATCTGTTTGAAGATGAATCGTTGTTTGATCCGGATTTAAAGACATACCGCAGATTTGATCCCGATTGCGCCATAGCTCAGAGCTGGCAACGGCTTATGACAGGGAAAGACATTAAACAGCATGACCGCACTTTGATAGAGCATGAGCTTCTTGAAATGAAAATAAAAAGAGAAAATCCTGATATGGAGCACTGGAAAGCACATGAGCTTGCCACTGAAAAATTTGATTACCCGAAGGAGGCGTTAGAATATTATGGTAATCTTGAAAAACATAAAAAAGACAAATAATATGATTTCTGCCGACTATTACCCAGAGGGGAAAGAACCCAAAGGTTTTATGAGAATTGAGGATGGAAAAGTTACAGAACATGAAAATGCAAGTTCTTTCGCAGCACCGCATGTTCGGAATGAACTGAAACGTTTGGCGAAAATGGAGAACCCACCAACAGAGAAAACGGTTTTATGGTACTAAATACCACCAGTCAGAAACGGCTAGTGGTATTTTTATACTCAAAAATATCAATACAGTTATAAAAACAATGATAGCACGCCATAAGACGTGTTATTTTTGTGCTTATTTTTAAGAAAGAGAGGATGAAGAAAATGAAAAGAAGAGCAACCAAAAGAATTGTAGTATTAATGGCACTGGTAATCCTGACATGTTTTTGTGCTACTGGCTGTACAGAAGCTGACCAGGTGAGTGCGAATATTTCACAGGAGGCAGATAACTTCAACGTAACTAGAAAACTTACTGTTTTGAATGCCAGAACAGATACAATCCTGTTGGAATTGACTGGAACATTTGCACTGAAGAATAACTCTTCAAGAGAACTGGAAGTAATTATTGAGACCGCAGAAGGAAAGTACCAGAAAGACTATGTTTATTTGAATGACTATACCATGTATGTAGTTGAAGACATTTCTGGATCGGATGTGGATAAGTACCATTATGAGATTAATTTCCTTCCGCAGTGGGGACTTAAAGTCACACACAATGATTAAATTTGCGCCGGCACAAATAGGGGGGAAAGACAATGAAAACTGTAGTAATTGAAGGTAAGGATCTGCTGTTCACACTTTTTAAACTTGCATTTTATATTTGGATAGAGATGTGGAATGTGAGAATTTTGCTGGTAGCAGTTAAGATGGTGATTGCTGTAGGTGGATATTCAACTTATTTGGCGGTAATTTTAGTTTCAGCTTATGGGATTTGTTCTGCTTACAGAGGGTTAAAAAAGACAGTTGCTAAAACAATAAGGAGGTGGTTATTTGAAGGTGATAGTGCAGCATAATTTCCGCGACAAAGAAAATGCTCTGGTTCTTCGTACAGCCGGGGAAGAACTGGAAGTGTCCCGGAAAAGAGCAGAGCATCTTGCAAATCTGCAGTTGGTAAAGACCGTTGAAGATCAGAAAGGCGGTGATCCAAAATCTCCCAGTAAGGCTGAGGGTTAGAAGCCTTATTTTTATGCCCGGAATGGCGTGAAACTACCAGAAAGGAGAAAGACATGACACAGGAACAGTTTGAGGCTCTGGGTATTGAAAAGAGCCTTGCAAAAAAAGCAGCAGATGAATCCAAGAAAGAACTGGAAGGATATGTTGCCAAAGAAACCTATGACACAACCGAACAGCAGCGAAAGCAGCTGGAAACAACAGTGAATGATTATAAAACCCAGTTGGATACTTTAAAGACATCAGCAGGGGATAATGAAGCACTGAAACAGCAGATTGCAGATCTTCAGGAACAGAACCGCCAGAAAGACACAGAACACCAGAATGAGCTGAAGGCTCTTAAGCTTACCAATGCGATTAAAATGGCTATTTCTTCTACTGCACAGGATAGCGATCTGGTTGCCGGCCTGGTGGATCGTAATAAGCTGATTCTTGGGGAAGATGGAAAAGTGACCGGGCTGGAAGAACAGGTGAAAGCTTTAAAAGAAAGCAAACCATTCCTGTTTAAACAGGAACAGCAGACAGGAAAGGGAAAGAAAGGATTCTTCCCGCTGGGAGCGCCAAAAGCTGAGCCAGGAGGCGAAGAAGGCCATGTGTCAATGAAGGAAGCGATTGCGGCAAAATTGAACTTGGGTTCAGAAGGGAAAGGTGAATAATTATGGCAATTACATTAGAAGAAGCTAAGAAAAACGTCCAGGATGATCTGCAGATGGGCGTTATTGATGAATTTCAGAAATCAAATTATATCTTGGAACACATTCCATTTGACGATGCAGTATCTCCTACCGGTGGAGGGGCTACACCAAGCTACAGCTACACACGATTGAAAACACAGCCGACAGCTGCATTTCGTGAGATCAATAAAGAATATGCACCATCTGAGGTAACCAAGGAACGCCACACGGTTGAAATCAAAGTGTTTGGTGGAGCTTATGAGATTGACCGAGTTATTGCGAATATGGGCGGTATCGTAAGCGAAGTGGAGCTGCAGCAGGCACAGAAGATCAAAGCAGCTCAGGCACTTTTCAATGATACCTTTATCAATGGTGATACAGGGGTTGATTCCAAATGCTTTGACGGACTGGATAAGGCACTTACAGGAAGCTCTACGGAATACAATGCAGATGGAGTGATCGATCTGTCCACTTCCGAGCTGGTTACCAAAAACTATCAGTACTTCCTGGATATGCTGGATGAGTTCCTTGGCGGTCTGGATGGTACTCCCACATTCATTGGAGGAAACAACAAACTGATTTCTAAACTGAGAGCTTGCGCGAGACGTGCCAGCATGTATCAGGTAACAAAGGATAACTGGGGAAATCAGGTAGAGAGCTATGGCGGCATTCCTTTTGTTGACCTGAAGACCAAACCGGGTACGAATGATGAAGTAGTACCGATTGAATCCTCAGATGGAAAAACATCCCTGTATGTTGCCAGACTTGCAATGGATGGACTCCATGCAGTGTCTTTCGCAGGAGTAGCACCTGTACAGACCTGGCTCCCGG